TAACTGTCTGCTGTAAATAAAGTAGCAGCTCCAGTTCCTACATCATTGCTTGTGTATCTTCTAAAGTTTTGTGCCATATTTTCTCCTTATAAAGCTATTGCCATTGCAATGCTAAATCCATTTGTAGCTTTAGCATCTAATTGTGTTTGTATAGCAGAAGTTACGCCATTTACATAGCTTAATTCTGTATTATCTACATCACCATTTCCAATTTTAGTTGCAGCTATAGAATTAACTGCAAGTGTAATTGTACCACTAGATGTAATTGGTGAGTTTGCTACTGTAAATTCTGATGAACCTGCATCAGCCACTCCAACAGAGGTAACTGTACCTACATTAGCAGGTGTAATTTGTGAGTAAGTAATATTACTGACACCGATTGTAGCACTAGAATCTGTAGTACATAAAAATATTTTATTGTCATTTGATGTACCTTGATTAACTACAATCATTTGACCAGATAGTTCTGCAATAGTATCATGTTCTGGATCTCTACTAGCTGTGCCTGAAGCTACAACAATATATAAACCATTTTGAGTTGCATTTGTTTGATCTTTAACTAAAACTCTATCTCCAGTTACTAAAGTAACACCATCTAATGTATCTCCATTTTCAAGATCAGCAGTCAAATCTATATTTGCAGTAGTAGCAGCTTCTGCAATAATTCTAGTTCTTAATCCTGCAACAGCTTGATCTACATAATTTTTTGTAGCAGCTTCTGATGAAACTGAAGGATCACCAAGACCTGTAACACTACCACCAGTAACTGTAACATTATTTGAATTTTGAGTAGCAATAGTTCCTAATCCTAATGTAGTTCTTTGTGCTGAAGCATCAGCATCATCTAATAGTGCTTTACCAGCAGTTGTTAAATCGTATGTTGCAGCAGTACCAGAACCAGTAAATTGTATTCCTTTATCTGCTGCTGAAGTTAAACCTGCAATAGCAGCAAGGTCTGCATCATAGGCTTGTACTGATGAACCAATAGCTGAAGTATTTATTTTAGCATCTAATTGAGTTTGTAAAGCTGAAGTTACACCTGATACATAACCAAGTTCAGTATCTGTAACAGATGATACTGCAATTTTTTGTGAACCATTAGATATAACAGCTCTATTTGCAGTTAAACTTTCTGTATCAATCGTAGATGCTGAACCAGTTATAGTTGCTTGTTTAGCATCAAGTTGAGTTTGTATTGCACTTGTTACTCCATTTAAATAACCAAATTCTGTATTTGAAATTGTACCATCATGTATTTTAGTAGCATCAATAGCAGCACTACTTGCAACTTTAGCATTTGTAATTATTGATTCAGGGATTGAATTATTTGTTTTTGAAAGAGCTGCAATATATACATTGTCTATTGTTTCATTTGATAATGAACCACTATCCCAAGTTACATTAACTGTTGTGTTTGTTGAAAATGATGAACTAGCAATCGTTCCATAAATTGTTCCTGGAGTTGTTGCAGTTAATTTAATTCTTCTACCTGCATGATAAATTGAAGTTACATCTGCACCATTAATTGTAAAAGATGTAGCTGACGCATAAGCAGCAGTATAGGCAGCATCCCCATCACCATATTCAATCCATTGTGCATCATTAAACCAATCTCTTGTGTTTTTCATCAATGCTCTAATGGCATTGTTCAAATTAGAAGGTAACATACCTTCAGCAACAGATATTGAATTTAAGGATGTATTACTTGCTTGTGTTGTTGAATAATCTTTAATATTTGTTGGCATCTATTCTCCTATAAACCATGCGAAAGCCTTATTACTTTCTTTGTTACGATCATTAATTAATGTATTAATAGCTTCTTCAATTTGTCTTTGGAAAAACTCTTGAGTTTCAAAACTATATCTAACATTATCTATATCAGTTTTTTCTGTCATCTCAATCCAATTCTTGTTGCGTTTATATCTACTCCTTGAGCATGAGTCCAAGTAGATCCAGATGGTGTAACTACTTTAATTTTAAAATATCTACCAGATTGTCTTACTGGATTATCGCCACTTGTAACCATTGTAGATGATGAAGATTCTGTTGCAGTATCTGCTAATCTTTCTCTGCTTTTTACAGTAACAGTAGAGGTAGCATCCACAATCGGTCTAATGTTGGTTATACTACTTCTATGTCCTGGAAACAACTCTAATTCTCTAGTTTCCATAGTTCCTTGATTTTCTGTGCCTGAAAAAATAGCAGCTTTAAAATCACTATCTATTGCTCCTAATAATAATTGTCCACCAGACCAAAAATCTGTGTCTAATGCAATATTAATATTATCTAGGTTTTCAGAAATAATATCCATAAGTTCAACAGTATAAGCACCTACGAATTGTGAAAATATTGTACTAGCATTAGCATCTGCTGTTGACCATTTTTGTGTAGCATAATTATAAATAATAATTTTATCACAAATACCAGTTGTGTTTGCTGTATCATTTTTAGATGGATATAACCATAAAGCTAATTGATTAAATGGATCAACTGCTGCACATATTCTATCTAGGTATGCTTTATTAACATCAAGATCAAAAAATCTATTTACTTTTTCTGCACCTATTGGAATTACTTGATCACCATTGATTTCAAAAAATCCATCATCTGCATAAAAGAAAACCCTTCTATTATCTTGAGCTACAGTTCTACCATACACAGCTCCTCTGTTTGGAGATATAACTGATAATCTAAATACAGTTGCACCACCCACATAGTCCATACGAATGATTTGATTTTGTCTAAATACATAACCAATCTCTCCTGATGTTATGTGTACTATTTCACCACCTGAACCTGGTAAGTCTTGTTGGTCAGCTTGTTTAGTTCCTGCTGTCCATTCAGTAATGTCATTGATACCAGACCATTGTATTCTGTTTTGATTTGATGATTGGTTTCCTGTTACTAAAAAATCTCTAACAACACCTGATACTCTAAAATTAGGAACACCACTTGCAATAGTTGATAAATCTGCAAAGTTAGTTGATGTACCCATTAAATAATATTGTGGTGCATCTACACCATTACTTGCAATTACATAATTACCAAATTGTGTAAATGTCCAAAAGTCTGTGTTTCCACCAGTTAGTGATCCTTTTCTTGATGTAAATGATCCACCATCTAATTGATAAATGTCTGTATTTTTTGCAACAAAGTTAAATACAGCACCAGCATTATTTCTAAATGAACCTGCACCTCTACTATTAGCTCCCATGTTGTTAGTAGAGTAATTAACTAATGAAGGAAATCTTTTATAAGAATTTTGTGCGTAATAAACATTGTTTGCTGTTGTTGCACCAGGATTTAAATATTCTGGTTGGTCAGGAAGCCATTCTCCAAAAGGTATTTGCATTATTCTCCTATTGGTTATTATTTGTTACTGCAACAAATCTGTCATTAAATGAACCAGCTACAGTAACATCACCTCTTTGTTGTAAAGGTGCGTTACCATATTGATCTTCTCTATCGTTTCTTTCAAGTCTTTCAAGAGCAGTTTGATACATTTGTTGCCATTGTTGAAGTCTTTGTGGATCAATACCACCTAAAAAATTAGCAGCATGATATAAAGATCCATATAAATATATAGCTGGATGATGTGTTAAAATATAATTTGAAGTATTTGAATCTGATAGTGCTGGAAATTTAGCATAGTAATTTAATGTTCCTGTATATGCAGCAGATGGTATAGGTGCAAATCTAAAGTTATCACCAAGTATAGTATAAGTTTCTGGCATACCAGATGTTGAGCTTCCTTTAATTTGATCCATTTGTGCAGGTGTAATATATTTTAAAGCATATTTAGTTCCACCTTCAGTAATAAAAAAATCTCTTACTTGTAAAAAATCAGCAGGTATAGATTCTGTTTCTGAATCTATTGTAATAGAAGTAGAAGTAATCATTTTTCTAATTCTTAATTTAGAGTTTAAATCTGCTTCTGTTAATACAATAAAATCATCAGATATTTCTGATGTTAAATCTGATCTATTTAACCAATTTGCAATTGATGTTTTTAGTGCTGAATAACTACTTAATGACATTATAAATTACCTTCTGCTGTTTTAAAAAATCTAAACTCACTTGAATTTAGTTTTTTTTTTAATATTTTTTTTTGAACTTCTTTTGGTAGTCCAAACCAATTGTTACTACCATTATACTCATTTGCCCAGACAGATAAAGCTATTGTTGGAATACTAGCTACTCTTTTCATATCTCTTGATTTAGAATAACCATCATTTAGATTATATAATCTTTTATTATGTTGAATATGTGGATTAATATTAACTTCTTCTTTGGTTACAATCTTACCTTCCATGTCGTCTTTCATGTAAGTAGTTTTTTGTAATCCATCAATAGTAATATCTTTTCTCATACTCTACCTTGTCCTTTGTAACGACTTTTTTTAGCCATTCGTTTTTCGTTTTTGTTTAAGTCCTTTTTATGTCGTCTTGGTCTTTTTTTTGGTTTAGGTCTTGGAACAAAGTGAACAAACTTTTGTCTAGCCACTACGCACTCATTTCAGTAACATATACATTTGTAGATGTACCATGAAATACTGCAATTTTTTCACCAGGTGAAACTTTAAATATTTCTATTTCACCAGATGGTAAAAAAGCTGATGTTGCACTTGCAGTAGGTGAAGCACCTAAAACAAAATGACAATTAGCATCTCCAACTACTCTTATGTATTCAGTTTGTGAACCAAATGCAGCAGAAGCTGTTGAAGAATTATTAGTATTAAGTTTCTGTGTAGTACCAGGTCTTAAAGCATAATTATAACTCATTTTTTCTCCTAATTTTTGAGGGGGGAAGTATCGCTAGACAAGATCCCCCCAGTTATTATTTATCTTCTTATAACAAATGTCACAAGTAATTTTTTAGCTCCAGTAGATGCACCATCGGTAATCATCTCAATAGTGCCATCTTCTTCTACTCTATTTGCAGCAGTTGGTTCAGCAGAATCTACATCACCAGCAGCAGAGCCAGAGTGAGCAACAGTTATTGCACCACCTGTCACAGCAGTACCACCTATTTCAAAAGTAATAGCTGCGTTTGCACCTGATATTGCACCTTGTAAAGCAGTTATAATTTTAACTATTTTACCACCATCAGGTACAGCAACAAAAGTTGATGAAGCTGTTGAAATATCTTCTATTTCAGCAGTTATAAAGTAATCGTTTAATGTTCTCATTTTTTATCCTATTTATTTGCTTCGTTCCGACTTTAAAATAAATCTTCAAAGACCAAACAAAATTGTTAATTAAAATGATGGGGGATTACTCCCCCACCAAAA